CTGTTCCCCGACGCCAAGAGCACCAACGGCAACGAGCCGGAGATGCTCAAGCGCCGCACCGAGTGGGTGGGCTCCGTCATCAACGGTGTTCGCCGCCAGCCGTGGCCCCGCATCAAGACCCTCGTCGCGGACGTCACCGCGGAGGAGGCGCGTGCGCTGGGTTACGTGAAGGGTAACCTGAAGAAGGAAGAGATCATCTCCCTTCTGAAGCGCACCACCGACCCCACCACGATCTACAAGAAGCAGCGTCTCGACCGTGATGACATGCTCGACATCACCGACTTCAACGTCGAGGCCTGGCTTCGCGCTGAGATGAAGATGATGCTCGAGGAGGAACTCGCTCGCGCCATCCTCATCGGTGACGGTCGTTCGGCATCGTCCGAGGACAAGATCAAGGACCCCGAGGGCGCCAACAACGGCATCGGTATCCGCTCGATCCTGCACGACAACGAGATGTACGCCGGCAAGGTCGTCATCGAGTCCAGCGCGTCGACCGACGCCAAGATCGAGGCGCTCATCCGCGCGCGTGCCGACTACCGCGGCTCCGGCGAGCCCGTGTTCTACACCACGCAGAAGTTCCTCACCGACATGCTCCTCACCAAGGACAAGATCGGTCGTCGGGTCTACGAGAGCCGTGCCGCTGTCGCAGCAGTGCTCGAGGCTTCGGCTGTCATCCCGGTGGAGGTCCTCGAGACCGTTCCGACGCTGGTCGGCATCTACGTCTCGCTGCAGGACTACACGGTCGGTTCGGCCGCCGGTGGCGAGCTGACGATGTTCGACGACTTCGACCTCGACTTCAACCAGTACCTCTACCTGCTGGAGACCCGTCTGACGGGTGCGCTGACCAAGCCGAAGTCCGCGATCGTCGTCTCGATCAACGCCGGCGAGTCCGCTGCTCCGGTTTCGCCGAGCTTCAACGGCGCGACCAACACGATCACGATCCCCACCACGACTGGCGTCAACTACCAGATCGACGGTGACACCGTGACCGGCAACAAGGTCATCACGGCCGACACGCAGGTGGACGCAGTCGCCCAGGCTGGCTACTACATCCCGGCCGGCTCCACCACGAGCTGGACCTTCGTTCACTCGGCAGGCTAAGCAGCCCCATGGCTAAGTTCTATGGGCCTGTCGGGTTCGGGGAAACGGTAGAAACCGTCCCCGGTGTTCACGAGCTTGTCATCACAGAGCGTCAGCACTATGGTGATATTCTCAGGAACACCCGTCAGCTGCGAGAAGGTGAGCATCTGAACAACGATCTGAACATCAACAACATGATCAGTATCGTCGCAGATCCTTATGCCCTGGAACACTTCCATGCCATCCGCTACGTACAGTGGGCGGGGACTCTTTGGGTCGTCTCAGACGTCGAAGTGAAGAGTCCCCGCCTGCTGCTGCGGCTTAAGGGGGTGTACAATGGGCCAACGCCTCCAGCTCCATCAGCTTCTGACGAGTCTTCTGGGGAGTAGCAAAGTCTACTTCCAGCCTGATGAAAACATCAAGCTTGAGTATCCATGTATCATCTATCAGCGTGACGACGAAGCCGTCCGCCGAGCAGACAACATGCGATATTTTCATGAGAAACGCTATCTCGTGACGGTCATCGACCCGAATCCGGACAGCAAGATCCCAGACAAGGTGGGGGCACTCCCCAAGGCACGCTTTGTGCGATTCTTCGCTAAAGGCTACCTAAACCACGATATTTACAACGTTTACTTCTAGGAGGAGTAAAAATGGCTGAGCTCAAGTGGGACGCCACCGGCAAGCGGTTCTTCGAGACCGGTGTCGATCACGGCGTTCTGTACCTGCCGAATGCGCAGGGCGAATACGACAAGGGTTACGTGTGGAACGGTCTCGTGACCGTCACCGAGAGCCCGTCCGGTGCTGAGGCGAACCCCCAGTACGCGGACAACATCAAGTACCTGAACCTGGTTTCGGCCGAGGAGTTCAGCGGAACCATTGAGGCGTTCACCTACCCCGAGGAGTTCGGTGAGTGCGACGGTACGGCCATGCCCACCGCGGGCGTGAGCATCGGTCAGCAGACCCGCAAGCCGTTCGGTCTGTCTTACCGCACTCGCGTGGGTAACGACCTCGCCGGCACGGACTACGGCTACAAGCTGCACTTCGTCTACAACGCTCTCGCGGCGCCGACGGAGAAGGCCTTCTCGACGATCAACGACTCGCCCGAGGCCATCCAGTTCAGCTGGGAGTTCTCCACGACCCCCGTCGAGGTTCCCGGCTTCAAGCCGTCGGCAACCATCACGGTCGACTCGAGCAAGGTTCCGGCCGACAAGCTGGCAGCCCTCGAGGCCATCGTTTACGGTTCGGCCACGACCGAGGCTCGTCTGCCCTTCCCGGCGGAGATCTTCGAGCTGCTGGCTGACGACCGCACTCCGGTCGCTCCGACGGTTCCGGGCTTCAACGCCGCAACCAACACCATCACCGTCCCCACCACGACCGGTATCGACTACCAGATCGCTGGCGTGACCGTGACCGGTACTCGCGTCATCAACTCGGACACCACGGTCACTGCCGTGCCGAAGACGGGCTACCGTCTCGAGTCGGGCGCGCCGTCCGAGTGGCTGTACGAGTACACCCCGTAAGACACGCACGAAAGGAGGCTAGAGAGTGCTCACTATCACAGTTGGAGATAAGGAACTCTTCGACGAGAGGAACCAAGAGTTCGTGACCAAACCCGGTCAGGTTCTCGAGTTGGAGCACTCTCTAGTCTCCGTGTCAAAATGGGAGTCGATTACAGAAAAGCCGTTCCTCGGTCGGGAGGAGAAATCCCTCGACGAGACACTTCTGTACGTTCAGTGCATGACTCTGAATGGCGACTTCCCCATCGAGCTCTACACGGAGCTGGGTAAAGACCGCGATAAGGTCATCGCAATCAACGAATACATCTCCGCGAAGAACACGGCAACGTGGTTCCGCGAGGAAGAGAATCGCCCACCCAGCAGGGAAATCGTCACAGCCGAAGTGATCTACCACTGGCTCGTCGCCCTGCAGATTCCCTTCGAGGTGCAGCATTGGCATCTCAACCGGCTACTCACACTCGTTCGCGTCTGCAACGAGAAGAGTCAGCCCCCTAAGCAACGTAAGACAAACCGTCGTGACATGGCTGCGCAGAGACGAGCTCTCAACCAGCAGCGCATGGCACAGATGGGTAGCAGCGGCTAACAGAAAGGACTGCTGATGGCTAGAGTGATGTGGGGCCAGCCTGGTAAGCGGTTCTATGAAAGCGGCGTGGACCGCGGAATGCTGTACGTCGCTGGAGAACCAGGAGTGCCCTGGGACGGTCTGACCGGCGTCTCCGAAGCCCCCACCGGCGGAGAAGCCCAGGCCTACTACATCGACGGCTATAAGTACCTGAACACGGCGGCTGCGGAAGAGTTTGAGGCGACCATCACGGCGTTCTCGAGCCCCCCGCAGTTCAACCGATGTGTCGGTATCGGGAATTCCTACTACGGACTCCTGATCACGCATCAGCCCCGGGAGTCTTTCGACTTCTCATACCGTACCGGTCTCGGAAACGACCTTCAGGGTCTGGATTACGGGTACAAGCTACACCTGGTTTACGGAGCTCTTGCTTCGTCCTCCAGTCGAGACAACACAACCATCGGTGACAGCGTGGCCCCTCTGGCTCTTAGCTGGGGGATTACGACGAGACCTCCTCGAGCCACTGGGTACAAGCCCACAGCACACCTGGTGATCGACTCGTCACTGACGCCGCCTAAGATGATTGCGGCGATCGAAGATATTCTGTATGGGACTGCCGGATCTGATCCTCGCATGCCTACGCAAGCGGAACTCATCGCGATATTTACAGGTCCCGGACCCGTTTTCGCGCGCAACCTTCTGCGTAACCCGTCTTTCGAGCGTTCGACAAGTACCCGTGTCATGCGGACTAACCTCGCACCCAACCCTGACCTGAAGCTTCAGAGTGGTGGCTTTGCCGCAGACTGGGCTGGAAGGGTCGGCGGAGGCGCGGTTGTCACCCGACAGAAGTTCGCTACGATCGGAACCCCGCAGCCCGAGAGCGCCTACGAGAGTCTGACAGTCACCACGGCAGGCACGTGGTACCGGCTCTCCTCA